GGTCAACCGTGAAGTTTCAATGGAAATGAATAGGATTGATGCGCTTATCGCCGATCCTAACATTTGGTTTGATGACCGAGCGGTTGACGGATTCGTCAAATATTGTGAATACGAGTTAACACTTACTGATGGTGGCGATCTTCATTTGTTGGACACATTCAAACTATGGTCTGAACAACTATTCGGTTGGTTCTTTTTCATTGAGAGAAGTGTCTATGAACCATTAACTAAAACTTATGTAAAAAAGTTGATTAAGCAACGATTGGTTAAGAAACAATATTTGATCGTTGCTCGAGGTGCTGCCAAATCTATGTATGCTGCTTGTATTCAAGGGTTCTTCATGACTGTTGATACGTCGACTACACATCAAATCACAACAGCACCTACCATGAAGCAGGCTGATGAAGTAATGTCGCCGCTTCGTACTGCTATCACTCGTGCTCGTGGACCATTATTTAAATTTCTTACTGAAGGATCTCTTCAAAACACAACTGGTAATAGATTTAATCGCCAAAAACTAGCTTCAACTAAAAAGGGCATTGAGAACTTTCTTACAGGTTCACTTCTTGAAGTTCGTCCCATGGCCATCAACAAGCTTCAAGGTCTTCGACCTAAAGTGGCTACAGTTGATGAATGGCTATCTGGCGATATTCGTGAAGACGTGGTTGGCGCAATTGAGCAGGGTGCCTCAAAACTTGATGACTATCTGATCGTTGCAATCAGTTCTGAAGGAACTGTTCGTAACGGATCTGGTGACACTATCAAGATGGAGCTTGCTAGTATCCTACGTGGAGAATACGAAGCTCCGCATATTTCGATTTGGCATTACAAACTTGATGACGTTGAAGAAGTTGGTCAACCAGAGATGTGGGTTAAAGCAAATCCTAATCTTGGCAAGACAGTAACTTACGATGTTTATCATCTCGACGTTGAAAGAGCTGAAAAAGCTCCAGCGTCTCGAAATGATATTCTGGCTAAACGATTTGGATTGCCAATGGAAGGGTTTACGTATTTCTTTACTTACGAAGAAACTATTCCACATCCAAAAGTCGAATTCTGGGAAATGCCGTGTACTCTTGGTGCGGACATGTCACAGGGCGACGACTTCTGTGCATTTACATTCTTATTCCCATTGAGTAATGGTGGATTTGGAGTCAAAACACGAAGCTATATCACAGGCTTAACGTTGAGAAATCTTCCTGGAGCTATGAGAGTCAAATACGATTCGTTTATTGCTGAAGGCAGTCTTCATGTTCTTGAAGGAACCGTGTTGGACATGATGGAAGTGTACGAAGATCTTGACACTTTTATTCTCGAAGCAAATTACGATGTTCGTTGCCTTGGGTTTGACCCATACAACGCCAAAGAGTTTGTATCACGTTGGGAAGCCGAAAACGGTCCTTATGGAATTGAAAAAGTAATTCAGGGAGCAAGAACCGAATCTGTTCCTCTTGGCGAATTGAAAATATTTAGTGAACAACGTTTGCTTATATTCGACCAAGAACTGATGTCTTTTGCAATGGGTAATGCAGTTACTCTTGAAGATACAAATGGTAACCGTAAACTCATGAAGAAACGAGTTCAGGATAAAATTGACAACGTATCAGCCATGATGGATGCTTACGTAGCGTACAAGGCGAACAAGGAGGCGTTTGAGTGAAAACATATGAAGAAATTGGTGAGTATCTCGAACACCGAGGACTTTCTGATGACGAAATTGATGACTTCTTCGAGCATCACGGAGTCAAGGGTCAAAAGTGGGGTGTTCGTAGAGCACAAAAGAAAGCTGCAGTTGGTGCACTTCGAACTGAGCATTTGAAATCGTTGGGTCCAGATAGATTTGGTAATCGAAACCAAGCTCAAGCTCAAAAAAATCTTGATCGAATCAAACGTTTGGCTGAAGGAAAAGGCTCTAAGGCCGATAAACTAATTGGAGGACTTTTTCAAGTACCCGTTGCTGATATTATTGGAGGCGGTGGTCTTAAGGGAGGTGCTCAACTTTCTGTTGCTCGTGTAGCTAAACACAAAAGGAAGGTTGAAGCAGGCAAACGTCATGTAACCGACATGTTGGATCGTTTGGGTGGAATTGATGTTCGAGAATTGAACGTTTAGTACTTCCATAAGCATCTCGTCTAGAAAGGAGGTACAAACTTGCCATTTCCATTTGTAACAAGATTTCGTCAAGCTTGGAACAATGCATTTCGATATAACGAACAGGTTCTAGACCAGAATCCTCAAATAGTATACGATATTGGTCCTAGTTCCAGTTCTGCTCCTCAACGTCAGACGCTTCGTTTTACTAATGAACGTACCATCATTACGTCAATTTACAATCGTATCGCTGTAGATGTTGCTGCGATCGCTTTGAAGCATGTACATCTAGATGAACAAGATCGTTATGATTCAGATATTGATAGCGAACTTACACATTGTTTGCTTTTTGAACCAAACATCGATCAAGGTCCACGAGCATTTCGTCAAGACATTTGTATGACGTTGTTCGATTCAGGTGCTGCTGCGATTGTACCAGTTGATTATACGATATCACAGATAGATCCAAATCAAGGGATGGACATCCTTTCTTTGCGTGTTGGTGACATTAAACAGTGGTATCCGAGACATGTTAAGGTGAATGTTTACAACGAAGATAAGGGTGTTCGTGAAGAAATTCTTCTAGAAAAACGAACCACAGCTATTGTCGAAAATCCATTGTACTCAGTAATGAACGCACCTAACTCAACGCTGCAAAGGTTGATTAGGAAACTGAGTCTATTGGATGCTGTCGACGAACAGTCTGGCTCTGGTAAATTGGACTTGATTATTCAATTACCTTATGTAATTAAGTCTGAAGCTAGACGTCAACAAGCTGAGAAAAGACGAGAAGACATCGAGTTCCAACTTAGAGACAGTCGGTATGGTATTGCCTATACTGATGGCACAGAAAAGATAACACAGCTCAATCGACCCGCAGAGAACAATCTTCTCAAGCAGATCGAGTACCTAACCAACATGCTGTATGGTCAGTTGGGTATTACAGAGGCCGTTATGAACGGTACAGCAGATGAAGCGACCATGCTCAACTATTACAATCGAACCATTGAGCCTATTCTGGAAGCTATCAAAGAAAACATGCAGCGATCGTTCCTAGGACGACCTCGAGTAGATGCTAATGAACGTATACAGTATTTCAGAGATCCGTTCAGGTTTGTTCCTGTTGAGAAAATGGCTGACATTGCTGATAAGTTCTCACGGAATGAGATCTTGTCGGCTAATGAGATCCGAGGGTATTTGGGACTAGTCCCATCTAAGGATCCAAAAGCTGATCAATTAGTGAACAGCAACATGCCACAACCTAATGCAACAGCAACAGTTCCAGAACCACCATCTGGGTCTTAAGACTTTTGAAAGGAAACGTCAAAATGAAACCAGATTTCAGCGGTTACGCCACTCGGGCGGGACTCAGATGCTCTGATGGTAAGACCATCATGCCTGACGCATTCAAGCCTCAGGATGGGCAAAAAGTTCCGTTGGTTTGGCAACACGGCCATACTGATCCAGAAAACGTACTGGGTCATGCAATCCTTGAAAATCGCCCGGAAGGCGTTTATGCATACTGCTTCCTGAACAATTCTCAGAAGGCAGATCATTCTCGTGAGCTTCTTGAGCATGGCGACATTCATATGATGTCCATTTGGGCAAATCAACTCATTCAGAGAGCTGGTAAGGTCCTTCATGGCGTTATTCGTGAAGTCAGTCTTGTTCTTGCAGGAGCAAATCCTGGCGCACTTATCGACAGTGTGACTGTTCGTCACTCTGACGGAGATGAAGTTCTCGAGGATGAGGCCTTCATCTACACCGGAGAAGATATTGAAATTACTCACGCCGACACTAATGCATCTTCCGATAATGCAGACGACGGTCGTACCATTCAAGATGTCTATGACACCATGAATGAAGAGCAGAAGCAAGTTGTTAATTTCATGATTGCAGAAGCACTTGCTACCAATGAAGGTGATACTGCAGCACAAACTGCACTTGATAATTCAGATGATACTGTTGCCCACGGCGACACCAAAGAAGATGAAACCCCCGCCGAAAACGGCAACACACCACAGGAAGGAAAGCAAATGCCTGAGACGATCAAGCACAATGTCTTCGAGGATCAGGGTAAAGACGGCGAGGAGAAGACTTCTCACGTTCTTTCGCACTCGGAACTGAATGCAATCATTGAAATGGCTGCAACCAAGAAAGTGTCGATGAAGGACGCTTTCACCGATTACGCTCTGCAACACGGCATCACCGACATCGAGACATTGTTCCCGGATGCCAAGTCGATTACGGACGTTCCGGATTGGGACAAGCGTCGCACTGAGTGGGTTGCCACTCTTATCGGTGCAGTGCGCAAGAGCCCATTTTCTCGTATCCGTACGACCACGGCTGACATCACCATGGAAGAGGCTCGGGCCAAGGGCTATATCAAGGGTAACTTGAAGAAAGAAGAGTTCTTCACGGTTGCTCGTCGTAGCACGACCCCGACGACTATCTACAAGAAGCAGGCTCTGGATCGTGATGACGTCATCGACATCACCGATTTCGACGTGGTTGCTTGGTTGAAGGGTGAGATGCGTCTCATGCTCGACGAGGAAATCGCTCGTGCAATCCTGGTTGGCGATGGCCGTGATATTTCCGACGAGGACAAGATCAACGAACAGAATATTCGTCCGATCGTCAGCGACAAC